TCAGCCTTCAATCAAGTGATCGAACAACCCCGGCTGCAACGGCTCCAATGCCGCCTGCTCTGCCTTGAAGAAGTCCGCTTTGGTCTTGCCGCGCTTCTTGCCCTCGCGCGTGTGGCAGTCATACGCATATTCAGGGATGGCGACGTAGTCCCCGCTGTTGCGCAACTCCAGCGCCAGCGTGTCAGGATCAAGACCCGCCGTCTGATCATAGACGTAGTTTTGCAGATGATCGGGATCGCGACTCTTCTTCGACAAACACAGCAAGATGACCGCCTTGCTGATGAAGATGCGGCCCTTGGCCTGCTTGGGCGGGATGCCGTCATTGATGACGAGGTAGGAATCATGCAGCGCTTTCACCTCCTGCGTGAGGATACCCCAGCAGTCTTCCGCGCTAATGGTGAGCAAGCGTTTCCACACATACTTGCCGAAGCCGCTCTGCCATAGTTCCAAGGCCCAGTATCCGGCCAACGCAGCATCACCCCGGCGGATGGCCTTCTGCATGGCGGAGGACACCTCGCTGAAGTTGTAATGACGAATCGTGCGCAGTTGCATTGGGTTGGCGGGAAAAAGATCTGGGAGGTCCATGAATGGAGGCCTCGTCACCGTGACTTCGGGATTCCATCCGTTTGCATCACCAAATGATGCCGTGAGGTTTGGGTAGGTCGCAGGGTTTGGGAGGTGCCGTGGGGTGCGTTAGCCGAGCGCGATGCTCTGACGGCGCGGGGCATTCATTGCGACGCGCTCCTGGCTCTTGTAGTCACCGAAGTCGATGTGGGCCTTCCACTTGCGCTTTAGGTGCCGCTTCTCCGTGGCGATGCGCTCTGCGCTGCGGAACAGCGAATTGCCGCCGAGGTTCTTGTCGCGCTCCTGCACAAAGCAAAACCGGGCTTCATTCCAGACCAGACGATTATCGAGAAGCTCTTGAAGCGTGGCATCGATGTCACACTTGCACTTGAGCAGTTCGTCCCACTTGGGAACGCCGCCATTCGCATCACGCACCACGCCCACCGCTCCGCCAACCCAGTGGTTCACGCCAAAGGGATCGTTGCGTTGCAGCAGGCGTGGATCACTGCGCTGGTGCCAGCCAAACAGCCGTGCACTGGCTCCTCTCGCACTGTAGGCCGAGTTGCTGAGCATTTGCAGGGTCTCCTCAATCGAGAGCTTGCGACAGCGCAGAGATACCATGCAAACGCAGGCGCTGATGTCGTCATCGAGCATGATGATGGCATCCTCTTTGAAGTGCTTGAGCACCCAGTTGCGCAACGAGGAGATGCCCATCACCGCATCGGGCACCATGACCTTCTCCAGCGGAATGTGCGCATACTGTTCAAGCTCGCTTTCGGGCACCAGCAGCGTGGCGCTCGGGAACAGCTTGTGACTGGTCATCGTTCGCGCCCGGCTGCGGCTCAGGATGACCAGGCGCAGGCTCAGGGGTTGGAGTTCCGGCCATTGCGGCCCGTTGGCAGAGTTGGATGAGGCGTTTTCCATGGAGGACGCGGCCGATGCCGAGTTTTTTGGTGGTTCGTGTGATGGAGTAGTCCACTTCGCGCACGCCCATGAGTTGCAGCACCTGCATCCAGTCGCGCAGATCATGGAACATGAAGACGAGGTAATCCTGGTGCTCGAAAGCCTGGCACTCCATGCGGGGGATGATTTCCAAATCCTCCGCAGGGTCTTCAGCGTCGAACAGCTTGCGGATTTCATCCTCGGCAAAGCCGGTGAGTTCGAGATCGAAGGCGGGATCGCTCTCCTGGATGGATTTAAGCAGGCGCTTGAGCTCGTCCTCATCGAGTTCGGCCAGTTCCGCCAGGCGATTGTCCGCCAGCAGGTCGGCCAGCTCCTCGGCTTCGGTGGCGTAGTCTTGTTCATCGACCGGCACGCCATCACAGCCGATGAGAAGCGCGGCCTCCAGTCGGCCATGCCCACGCACGATGAGGCCGCTGCGTTTGGAGAGTGTGATAGGATTGCGCCAGCCCTGCTCCTGAATGATCGAGGCGAGCAGTTGGATCTGATGCGCACTGTGCCGGTTTGGATTCGCCGGATTGGGCTTCAGGGTGTTGGGATCAATCACGCGCGTATGGGCACAGTAAATGGGAATACTCACGCTCCGGCAGGAGTGTCAACGCGGTTGACGCCAAACCGTGGCTATGCGTGACTTGCGTATGGCTGCCATGAAACTGCCCAAAGGGGTGACTCCAAGAAAATTCGCCCGCGCACTTCAGGCGTGGCGTGAGAAAAAGGCGTTCAGCCAGCGCGATGCGGCGGAGTTCCTTGGCATCAGCAAGCGCACGCTGGAGAACTGGGAGCAGGAGCGGGCCACGCCTCGTGGCTATGCCGTGGTGGCGTTGATGAAGCTGCTAGCGATGAAGTGACGTTGACTTCGCAACCTGCGGAGCATGGAATCCTCGCTCCCGCCCGACCTCGCTCGCAAACTCCTCAACAAGGATCTCGCCAACCTCGTTCAACGCGTTCACAAGGGAGGCAAGCTGACCCGGGCGGAGCGCTCCATGCTGCAAAATCTCGCCAGCAGCACGCCGGGTGGAACCGGCCCCGCCTTCGCCCGCAACTTCGTTGAACTGGCCGAATTCCTCGGAGCGACGCGTCAGTCGATCACCACGTGGAAGAAGCGCAAGGACGCGCCGCAAGCCGCCGCCAACGGCCTACATGATGTGGCCGCATGGCGCGAGTTCATGAAACGGCATGACCTGAAGGGGGCCGAGCCAGGCACAGACTTCGACACCGCCCTGCGTGCCCGCAAACTACTCGCCGAGGTGGAGGAACGGGAACTGAAGGTGGCCGTTCGCAAAGGACTATATGTGGCGGTGGAAGATGTGCGGCAGGAGTGGACGCGTGTGGCTGGACGCGTCACGAGCTTGTTGCGCAACAAGTTTGAAAACGAACTGCCGCCGATCTGCTCGGGTCTCGACGCCACCGGCATTCAGGAAGAGAATCGCAAGGCCATCGACGAGGTGCTCACACTCCTCAGCCAAGGTCATGGATGACATACTGGCAGAGATCGGACGCCGGATCTGGCGTCCACCTGACCGCCGTCCACCCTGGGCCTGGGCGGAGGAACACATTCATTCGATCCCCTACTCGCCGGTTCCTGGTCGGTTCCGGGCGGACAACTCGCCATGGTTGAAGGAGCCGCTGGAAGCTCTGGTTGATCCAAAGGCACGCATCGTCTCTATCATTGCCGCGATTCAATCGAGCAAGACCACGATTGGCGAGATCGGTCTCTGCTACATCATCGCCAACCTGCCGGGCCCGGCGTTGTGGCTTGATCAAACCGATGATGATGCCCGCGACCAGGCCGAAAGCCGACTCGGGCGCATCTTCAACGAATGCCCGGCGGTGACCGCCCTCTATCCGCGCGACCGGCACAAGATCAAAACAACCACTAAACACTTCAGCTCAGGCATGACGCTCTGGGTGCTCGGGGCCCACAACAAGACCAATCTTCAGCGCCGCTCCATCCGCTGGTTGGTTTGTGATGAGACATGGAGGTACCCACCAGGCCACATGGCCGAAGCCGAGGCCCGTGTCACCGCCTTCGGCTGGCTGGGCAAGTGCCTGTTCATGAGCCAGGGCGGCGAGGAGAACGACGACACGCACCGCAAGTTTGAAACCACTGACATGCGCGAGTGGACCTTTGCGTGTCCACATTGTGACCTACGCCAGCCTTTCAAATGGGAGAACGTGGAATGGAGCAAGGACGCCCGCGATGAGGAGGGCGAATGGAACTTCGCCCGCGTGCGTGAAACCGCCTCGCTGACTTGTGAAGGCTGTGGCCATGCGTTTGATGACAGCGACCGCACGCGACGCGTGCTCAGCACCACGGGTCGTTATGTGCGCACCAATCTGAATGCATCACCTGAAAACGTGGGTTTCCACTGGAACGCACTGTGCGCGATGAGCTGGGGCAGGCTCGCGGAATTGTATCTGCGGGCCAAGGCGGCGGCGAAGCAGGGTGATCTGGAACCGCTGCGACAGTTCTATCAAAAGCGCCTCGCGCTGCCGTGGCGTGACTACTTGGAGGATTTCAAACTGGAGATCATGCCAAGTGGTTATCGCCTTGGCGAAACGTGGGATGATGAAGCCGCCGTGAGCAAGCATGGCAAGTTCCTCACACCGCCTTTCGATCCGGCCCAGGCGGCGGCTCCGTTGCGGTTCATGACGGTGGACTGCCAGATGGACCACTTCTTTGTGATCGTGCGCGGCTGGTCGCTTGATGGTTCATCGCGCTTGGTGTGGCGCGAACGCGTGCCCACCTGGGATGAGGTGCTAAGTTTGCAGGAGCGGTTCTCCATCCACGCCAATCTCGTGTTCGTCGATGCCGGTCACGCGACGTATGATGTGTATCGCGAATGCGCCAAGCACGGCTGGGTGGCGCTCATGGGCGACCGTCGTGCCACCTACGTTCACCGCACCAAAGATGGCCGCAGTGTGCACCGGTTCTACTCACCGCGCCGCAAGGTGGTGCTGGGCCGTGGCCAGACCTGCTCGGTGTTCTACTGGTCCAATCTGAACATCAAGGACATGCTCGCCCGCCTGCGGCGAAACCAGGATCCCGAGCGAGGTGCCACCTGGGAAATCGCCGAGGATGCAGGCGACGACTACCTCTCGCAGATGGAGAGCGAGCAGCGCGTGCGCAAAGGCGGCAAGTGGCAGTGGGAACGCATTGGCAAACGCCCCAATCATTACTGGGACTGCGAATCAATGCAGGTGGCTGCCGCGGTGATGCTCAAGCTCGTAGGGCAGGAGTCGGTCAAAGCTGGTGCCGAGCCTGACGAGGAGACTGGAGCGGTCGCAGATTGACACGGCTGCCGAGAGCATGAACCCACCCCAAACTCTCCAAGGCAAGCTCACCTACGCAGGCATTCTCATCTCGGCCATCGGTGCCATTGGCCGCATCTTTGGTCTGCATCTGCCAACCGCCGAAACGCAGGGCATGGTGGACATGGTAGCCGCCAACTGGGACACCCTCGCTCAGTTCGGCGGTCTCGCCACCGCCGCCTATGGCCGCCTACGCATCAACTGGAGGAAGCCATGACCCCGGAGGCTCTTTCCAGCGCGATCATTCGCCAGGCAGGCCGGTTCACCGGTCTGAGAGAAGTGAAGCCAAATACCGAATGGGACAACCCGGCCACTCCCGGACCCGACCGTGGCCTCGTTGATGAGCTGCGTTTGTTGATGCGACCATCACCCTGGCAGGAAGGCTGGGCCTACTGCGCCGCGTTTTGCGAAGGCATCGTGCTCACCGCATTGCGTACACTGGCAGCCACACCCGCTCAGATCAAACGCTGGCAGCAGACGATGACGCCCCACTGCGTTACCAGTGCAGTGAACTTCCGGAAGCTGGGAATCTTGTCGGCCAGCGCTGAACCCGGCTCCATCTGGCTCGCACGTCATGGCCGCACCAACAACGGCCATGCCGGCATCGTCACCGCCGTGCGTGGCGTAAGCATGGCCACCATCGAGGGTAACACCTCGCTTGATCCAACATCATCCGAAAAAGAACGCGAGGGCGACTGGATCACCACGCGCATCCGCTTCCTCAAGGGCGGCGGCACGCTCACCACGCTGGGCTTTGTCACACCGGCCTCCATCCTCAAGCTCATCGACGC